ATGCAAATACTTTTTGGTATTACCTTCTAGGTACCCTAAGAACATCATGGTATCCATGTTGTCCTTCATATAATCAATACACTCAATAGACCCATCTCCATAGTGAGGTGGGTTATTTATTATGTCAGACATCTCAGTGTCAGTGAAGAACTCAACTTGACTCATAGGTTAATCAACTCCGCTTTTGTAAAAGGTACGTGAAAGAACTGTTCACCCTTCTTGATGTAACGTCCCTTAGCTTCACGTAAAGAATCTTGTGTCAGTAGTGTATCTTTGATACGCCACACCTGACGTAAGTCAGCACGAAAGACATAGAAGTTTAGGAAGCCATCTACCTGTCTGTCTAACAGACGTTGCTTACGTTCAGGTATCCGTATCTCTTTCCAATCTACAGGCCAGTCCGATTTCCAACCTGTCTTAATCTCAGCCTCGTTGAAGTATGTATGGCCATCCTTCTGACTGACAACATCGACACTGTAATTCTCTTCGTTGTTGACAACAGTGTGTCCCTTACTCTCAAGAAACAACACTAAGGCTGTACGTGCAGGGCCATCATATGCTTCATACAAAGCCTTGCTAAAGTTCTTACGTATCTTTGTCACCAAGGTATTCCTTTAATTCTGTGTAACCACCAATATGTTTACCTGTGTATGTCCATATCTGTGGTACTGTCTTTATATCAGCTTTCTTAAACAAGTCAAGTATCCACTTGGACTCTTCAAGGGAGTAATGACTAACACTACCCCCTTTAGAGTTGATAAGCTGCTTGGCTTTCTCACAGAAAGAACAGTTCCGTCGGCTTACCATTACGTACATCATTATGTTAACAACTGATGAATTGCTATTGCTGTTGCAAATACTGCGTATAATTCTAGCATATTTTCTCCTATGCGGTTAGGTCTACGATTTCACAGCTATCACCTGAACAGGCCATAGTCTGCATTCCTACGGTGTTATCAGACTCTTCATAGTTTGTCAAGAGGCTCCAGTCAATTTTTTCTGGCATATTCTTGGCTAACTCTTCATACTCTGACTTGCCGATCTCTTGGTAGGGTGCCTGTTGGTACGTGTGTTCGTTGTAAGGCAGGAAGGATACCCCTGACATTTCATCGAAGTGTTCGTACACGAAAGCACCTACCTCGAACCACTCATCCTTACGGACGTTGATAGTGACTGAGGGTTTGTGTTCACACCAGTGACGTTGGAACATCAACCATGTCTCTAACTGTTCAATGGCTGTCATGTCTTCAGTGACAACAGCACCAGCAGGTGCCTTGACAGGGAATGAGAACACTGTTGTCTGGTCAGGCTTGAACACATCAGGTTCGTTAGGGATACCCTGATCAATCATGAACTGTGTCAAGGGGTCTTTGTTATCTCCTCTAACGGTTCTAATGTAGTAGTGACTATGTCGTGCGTGGATACCAGAGGCTGAGTCGACAAGCTGGGAGACTGTTCCGCTTGGCTTGACACATGTAATAGCAGCACTAGGGTTAATCCCAAGATCACCACTGAGCTTGTTATTAGTATCCTCAGCAACCTGTCTAAGGTGTTCAAGAGTTTTAGGTAGGCCATGATTTTTACTCGTTAGTAGAGGGTTGTCCATTATCCCTGTGAGAGACACACCGAGCAGTCGTTCTGCTTCTGTATTGTTTGCCCACACCTTTCGCAGATATGGAAACTTTGTGTAGGTTGACTGGATAGTTCCCAGAATAGTTGCCAACTTGACTTTTCGTTCCAAATCATCGACAGTGTCCGTAGCACGGACGACAACCTCAGTGAGATTGCAGAACTGATATGGTCGAAGGATAATCTCTGAGCAAGGGTTAGTTCCGAACTCATGTTCAGGATCACGTCTGCCATACTTCGCAGCCTGTTTCTTAGATGCTTCACGGTTAAATACTCCACGTTCACCAGAACCTGATTCCACAAGAGACATCCATTCACGCATAAATGACAGACTGTCAGGTTTCTCTGTGTATGCTACACTGTTATTAGCCAAGGCACGTTGAGGGTTCTGTTCCCACCACTGACCTGACTTAGCATGACGCATACGATCATCTGACAGGTTAGACAGAGAGATCATAGCTGACCGACGTACACCACCTACAACAACAACCTCACCAATCTTACACATCAAGTCGTGACATTCGATAGACGATAGCTTACGTCCCTGTGCATCCTTGAATACTTTGACAGCAAAGTTGAACAGGTCAACCAAGGGTGCAGGGCCAGAGGCACGTCCACCGAATGTCTTTAGTCGAGCACCCGCAGGACGTACTTTAGATACATTCCATTTAGGAATCTCACCTGCCCACAGCAAAGCTAGTAGCTGACGGAATGCCTTAGCCCAACCCTCTTTACTATCCTTGACCATGATTGTTGTCTCACTGTCAAACAGTTCAGGCACCTCAGGTAACTTCTGAATGTACTGACGTTCGACAGAGAACCCGACACCTGTACCACACAACAGAATGAACATAGCCTCGTCGAATGATTTAGGATCATCGACAGGTAGGTATGAACAGTTGTACCCTGCTGTGTTGTCACGTTCCAAGGCAGGGCCAGCTGTCATCATAGCTCTCATAGAGGGCATGACTTCTAAGTTCAGGATAGCTTCTTCTAGTTGATTGACGTAACTGTCATCACCCAACACAGGACGTACCACATTATCCATGTAGCGTCCAACAGTCTCTGGCCATGACTCACGTCCCTTACCATCCACGTAACGTGCGTAACGTGATGTGTGAATGAAAGACTGGTAGTCTGTTGGTAAATGGTTGTTCATCTTTTATCTCCCTCTCCTGCGATCTTACCTCGACGTTGGCGATCACGTAGTTTCTTTAGGTTCTTTATTGCAACGTCCTGCATATCAACATTCAAGTCACGACACAATGCGGCAATGTACCACAGACAATCACCAACTTCATCAGCGATAGCTTCACGATTGAAGACACCATCACGCATGATCTTCTTTACCTTGTTAGCAACCTCACCAGCTTCTGCTGCAAGACCTAACCCAGTGCAGGGTAGATGATAGCATGTTCCTGTTTATAGATAGCTGTCTTCGATGCCATCTGTGAGTATTCGTTCATACTAATGAAGGGTTCGCTGTAGTATTCCCATGCTTCTAAGTCTGTTTCATTAATCATTGTTCCCAACTTTCTATCTCTTCTTCTTCGTTACTTGTGTCAATGAAGTCATCAAGTTTCAGTAGACCTTCTTCGTGAAGTAGCTTGAACACATGATACTTCGTAATGTCTGCGTTTTCTAACACGTAGTCTGTGTCGAAGTCTTCGGCCAGAACTGTTAGTTTATCCTCTATAGTCAGCATTGTCAAGACCTTTTCTCCTTGATCCATGAGAAAGGAATAGTTTCCTTAGCGTACTGGAAGCCATGTTTCTCACACCAGTCTGCATAACTTGTTTTAGAACCCTTTAATAACTTGGCGTTAGGGTTGCTGAAGACAAACCTGATGTCATATTCTGGATGTTGTTCTTTAACCATGAGGTGTTTCATTCTATCTGAAGGTAGGAACCTGCCCTTAGTTTCTATTATAATACCATTCGGTAAGATGAAGTCTGGTGTGTACGTCTTGATAGCTGGTTGCCAAGGTATCTTCAGGGTTTCATACTTGAACTTTACCTTGTGTTTCTGTAGAAACTTAGCTGTACGTTTCTCTAAGCCTGATCTGTAACGCACTGTGGTGGCTCCCATAGTTGGTTAGGGTAACGACGTAACCAGAGTAGTCTGGCATTCTCAATGACACGATCCTCTTCACCACCGTACTGGTGGAGACACTCAAGGTAATAGTCCGACTCAGTCTTACACTCAGCGACTATCTTCTCTGCCTTAGCAGGACCAACACCATACAAACCCTTGATGTTATCGGCACGGTCACCTGTGAGTATCTGCTTGTAGAAGAACTTCATACCATCTTCCTCTGACACAACTCTGTGCTCACCCTTTGTAGGGTTGTAGTGACGACAAGGAATCTGTAGCATGTCCTTGTCAACCGTAACGATGATAGCCTCAGGTCCAATCTCTGTAGCTGCTATGCCGATCAAGTCATCAGCCTCTTCACCCTTAGAGACAACAGCTTCCCATGCTTTGATCATGTGCTTACGGATAGCTTCCAAGTGTTGTGGCTTCTCTACATCCTTACGGTTACCCTTGTATGGGTGTGTGACAGCTAGGTCATAGCGGAAGTTTCCCTTGCCAGTAAGGAACACCTCGTAGTCTTCGACATCGTACTCCAAGACACACGCATAGATAGACCACTGAATCAAGTCGTCTACTTTATCTATTGCGTCCTCAACGTCCTGATCCTCACAGGAGAATGCAGCACGGTACGCAAAGATGTCACCATCAATGAGAATCTTAGGCTTTGTTTGCTTCTTCTTTTTCTCTGGCACGTTGACGTTCCTCGTCTGTCATTGGTGTTATATTGGTTCGATCTAGTTCAACTTCCATACCCTTACGCAACATCTCTACAAAACCGAAATTAAAGATAGCACCGAAGGTTGCATCATCCATGTCTAGTTTGACAAGTGCCGATCCATCCTCTCGTTCTTCCAAGGCTATAACTTTTATCTCACTCATTGTCCGTATCCTCGTAAGGCTGCCCATGAAGTAGGGAACAGTTCCATCATCTTGTCACTGATATGTGAGGCTACCTCACGTGACTCTGCTTGTGTGTCAGGCATACCACGTAGACGACACATATCTGCAAAGGCATCTAATGAACCTGACCAGTACCACTCTGTCATCATAGACTGAGGCAGGATCATACGTGCTTGTTCTGGGCAGACACCCTTGGCTAACAGATATTTGTAGTCATGCGTAGAGCTTTCTACCATGTTCTTTGCTAGTTCTGGGTCAAGGTCAACAGACCCATAGCTACCCTGCTTCACATTATCAGCACGTCCACGCCACTGATCAGGTACATAGAACTCAGGGTCATCATCAACATAACGACGAGACACTTCGTTCCAACGTA